GTCAATCTCAATTGATGCCAAACCACCTGAATAATCAGGATGTGGATAATATGATTGAGATGGTGAATATGATTTATAATAGAAAACTTGTGATGCTTCTGAATTTTCTGATGAGAAAGAAGGATATGCTGTTACAGGGAATTTCTTAATGTTTGACCAGTCAGCTGAGTAGTAATAAACCTCAATCTTATCTTTCTCAGGATGAATTTTACCTGAACGGATTCTACTAAAATCCAAATGATATATTTCAGCAATTGATTTTCTATCTTTTGACCAAATAATATTTAATGCAAATCCACCGAATAGTACTAAGTCTAATGCACACTTAGCCATAACTTCTGAAACGTTCTCACTTTCGTTAATAAAATTAACGGTAGCCATTGGGTTGTTTAATGATACAATACCATCACCCATAATTTGTTCCTTCTTTGACGTTATAATTGCTTTGTGTATTGCACAGTTATTATATCTTGAAATAAGATATTGTGGCATTAGGTTATCAGCACCATAAAACACAAAATCCTTATTATTAAAAACCTCAGAGAAGATTGGTAATAATGGTTCTTGTGTGAAACTAACTCTACCTAATTGATATTTTTGTTTTTCTTCACTCATAATTATTCTTGTATGTATATGTAATTTGAATTATTCTCATCAGGTGAAACATAAGTTGTATAGTCATTACCTTGTTCAGTTGTACCATTAAGTCTAACCATACCTGTATATACCTTTGTTGTACCATTACCAAATATGTCTAATTGATATTGTCCCTCATAGTTTAAATCGTTTGTTGTTAAATCTAATACAATCTCACAATATCTAATATTCTCACCAAATTGTGCATTGTTTGATACATTAATGAGATATGATTTTACCTCCTGTGAAAGAATATGTAAAAATGTAAGTGTATATCCTGTAAAATCAATACGTGAATTATTATTGATGTTTAACACCAAATCATTCACTTGTCCTTTATTCATTATAATCATATGATAGGTCTATATATACTAAATATAAAAAAAAGTTAGGTGAAAGGGTATTGCATAAAAAAAGAGGACATAAAGTCCCCTTTTCCTTTTAGAGAATATAGAAATGGTCCTAAAACCGAATATTATCCTACAATTGTACTTTGAGTAAACACAGCTGCGATTAACGCTTCTGGTGTTGTACCTGTGTAACCTGCTGGTGCTTCTAATACTCTTGCTGGCTCATTTTCTTGTGCCGTAAAAATCATATTAAATCCGTTACGGTCACCTAAAGCTAAACCTGTATTTGCATCACCACCTGATAAGTAAGAATAGTTTACTTGACCCATTACATATACTGTATCGTTTTGGTCAACTACTAAAATCTGTAAATTATCGTTTTGACCCAATACCTTCAATTGGTTTCTCTTCTCTTGATCATACTTGTATAAAACAGCGGTCAATACTTCCTCCCAGTACACCGTCCCGTTTTCATAGCTCTTTGTTGTTGACTGAACTAGTGAACTAGTATTTCTCTTCAACTCAAAACCATAGTAACTAACGTCACCGCTATCAGTAGCACCTGTAATAGCACCATCTGCATTATAAGTATAACCAGAAGTATAACCAGATTGTCCTGCAACGTAAATTTTCTTTACGCCACCAATTGAATCCGAACAACCTAACGCTGCTCCCGATGTTATAAAACAACTCATATTATATTATATTAATTTTTTCGTTTATTTTTAAAATATGAGGGGACTTTCACCCCTCAGTTTTTTTATAATTTTACTATGCTACGTTGTTAGTTGCGAAGTAGTTTGTTCCTGAGAATGCCGCGATCGCCGCCGAGTAACTGTAATTTGCACGTATTTTTAAAACGTCAAAATCTCTTGACCAGAATGCGTCCATCTTCTCGTGGTCAGACATTAAGTCAAATCCACAGAACATATATTGTGCTGGTCCAATAACAACTTTACCACTACCTGCCAAACCTAATGTTGGTAATACTTTAACGTTAGTAGATGGGTGGATTGCACTCATATTGTTTGTAACGTTAGTTGTACCAATGTAGTTTTGGAAGAAGTTAGCCTTCACTAACGCTTGGTTGTAAAGACGGAAGTTAGAGTAAGACATAAACACTACTAAATCATCAAACGCTAAAGCGTCATCAGATAATGCTGTGATTAATTTGTCTACTTCTGTGATTGGGTTACCAGATACACCATAAGCAGCTGAAGCTGAGAATGTAGCACCACTTGAGTTAGCAACTGAAGTTTGACCTGTTGCAATTAAGTAGTTGAAACCGTTGAAAGAATCACCACCTGCAGTTGTAGCTGACCATAACTTTTGCTCAATTCTTTGTTGAATTTGCTTAACTTTCAAATCAATGATTTGATTTAAGAAAGGTACAGTTTCAGGATCTTGACCTGCTGGTAATAATAATGATTGGTATGTATCCCAAAGTTGTTGGAAACATAATTCTTCGTTAACTTTCTCGTGTTGAGAAGCTAAAGAAACTTGAGTAAATGTTGTTGTACCACTTGCATCCCATCCACAAGCTCCTGATTGGAAAGATGGTGCTGAGTTTAACAATTGTACTTGCTGGGTCCCGCGGATCCCGAGCTTAATGGTAGTATTGGCGGGGGTTGTAGCTCCGATTAACGCTTTTGCTACAATTTCTTGTGAACTTTGGTCAGTAAAACCAGTAATGCTGGATACTACATAACTAAATTCGTCTTTTGAATAAACTTTCATAATTCGTTTAAATTTTATTTTTTTTAATTATTTTTTATTAGATTCTCTCATAGCCATAATTGCAGCAACTTTATCTTCTGCAGAATCAGCATTTGAAATTTCTTTATTAAAATCTGTTTTACCGTCAGATATTTTCTTACCTGCTGGTTGTGATTTGAATGCTTTGAATTGAGATTCAACTTCTTCAACTTTTTCTTCCATATCGGACATTTTCTCAGAGATTTTCTTTATAAACTCTTTTAACATATCCATTAATTCAATTTGAATTGGTGCACCACCGTCAACTCCTTCTGGCATCTCATCTTCTTCACCAATTTCCATTTCCTCAGAAACGGCTTCTTTGATTGAAGCGATAATACCTTCTTTAGTTTCAATTTCTGTACCATCTTCTAATTTGTGTACACCATCTAATGCAGGTATTTCAGCATCAGGAGTAATAACAACAACCTTAGCACCTTCTGCTAAAGCGTCACCTTCTACCTTTACTTCTGTACCGTCCACTAATTTCGCCATAACGAAAATTTCTTTAACTGCAGTAATTTCACCGTTTGCAACTTCTATTTCAAAGTTTTCAACTAATCTGTATGTACCATTTTCTAAAGCTACTTGTTCAAATGCTTCGTTGATTTTTACAATTTTCTCACCCGCAACCAATTTGTTTGTTTGTAAGATTGTATTATCTTCTAATTTGAAAGACGCTAAAACAGGTTCATCAGATATGAAACCAAACTGTACCATTAACTTTTTAATCTCGTTAATTGCTGTTTTTGGATTAGACATAATCTATTTTATTTTGTTTTAATTTATTGTTCTACTTCTAAATATGAGATTTTATATATATTCCCATTTTTTACCAAAAAAATGTGGATAAGTTTTTTAAAAAAGATTTGGATGGTAAGAAAACCCGCCATATCTTTGTGGAACAAAAAACAAATAGTTATGTTATTATTCAAATTAATCACTTTCGTCTTACCAATGACCATATTGGTGTTAGGTATTGACAAATTAGTTAAAACATTAAAAAACAAATAGTTATGGAAGCAATTGTTTATTACAAAGACCCAAATTATGATTATGAAAATTATAATGAAGAAAATGACCAATTGGGTATTGGTTACAATTATCAAGGTTTTGATAAATTAACATTAGTTAATATGGTTGTTGAAAAAGAACCTAAAACAAATGAACACGGTGGTATTATATCAGGTACTGTTTATTATTTTCTAATTGAAGATACAGGGGAATTTTTAACTTGTGGATGGGAAGAATTTTGTGATATTACAGGTGGATGGTATAAATTACAACCATCTATTCTACAAGAAAATATACCACAGCCAGTTAGGAGTAGAGAAGAAAGAATGAATTTTAAATTTCTAAGATAATATTCGGTTGGTTCTTACTAACTATTTGTCCAACTGATAAGGGTCCCTGTAATGGGGACCCTTTTTCTATACAAATTAGTCAACCACTAGTATAGTTAATGGAAAAAATAATAATAATGAAAAATTATTCTTGACTAATATTTTTATCTATTGCTAAAAATTCTCTAATTTTAGTTAATAATTTTTCAGTTTGTTCAGTAGGTAACATAGTTGTACTACATCTTTTCACTTCTTCAAAATTATTATAAAATATATTACCTGTTAAAGCAAGTCTTAATTCTTTTATTTCTTCTTCTGTAAATTCTAATTTTTTCATATTTTATTCTTTAATATTTTTTATAATTTCAGCTACTTTCTTAAGGAACATCTCTTCTCTACAAAAATCTGCAACCTCTTCAAAGTAACCTGATACACTAAATCCATTCAATTCACCTCTCTTAACCTTATTCCAAACCTCATCATTCTTTACCTTCATCGCTACAAACCAAGTACCGATTCCCAAATCCCCAAATCCATATTTTGTTGATTTATCTTCATCACTTTCCTTAATCCAAGACTCAATCACATATACATCTTTTACAGCTGTTCCATCGTGGTTCTCATCGTTATTATCAATGTATTTGTTTCTCATATACTTCTCAGCAATCATCTTGATGGTTTCTGAACTGAAATAAACGTGATATGGGTTTCCTTCTTTGTCTTTACGGTAGATTTTTAAGTCAGGAACCATTGCTGGTCCAATTACAATTCTTTTCTCTTCAGAATCAATTGCAAACTTTTGAAGTGACATATCATTCTTTTTAAATGAATTAACTTTAGACTCAGCCCAACTTAAAGCTGTTAATCCACCCCAACTATCGTACATTAATTTACCACAACCATCGTCATAACTCTTTGAAGATTCTAAATCTACTTTGTGACGTGATAGGTATGAGTACATACGTTGGATTGTCTCCTCAGATATTGGTTCACCATTAGCAAGTTGATTAGCTCTAATCTTACCAACCTCAGTTCCACAAGAACCCCAACCATTCTCTTCAACCCATTTAAGTACAGCCTTAGCATTGTTCTTAACTGAATCAGGATAGTCAGAATAACTTTCCATATTCTGTTTTTTCTTCTTCTTTCTAATACCAGGGTCTTGATAACCACCAATTGTACTAACATCATAACCCATATCTTCTTTTAGATATTCTCTAATTTTTTCAATATGACCATCCATATAAGATACATCGTGTACCATACCACTCTCTTCGTCTATCTCGTTGATAATATCTTTAAAATCGTCAACTAATATCACAGCTTCTTCATATTGATGTTTTGTTGCTGATTCAGATTTAATTACTTCATCCTCAATTCTAAAAACATTATCAGCCACTTGTGCTGCACTTCTTATCATTCCGATGGTATCATCATCATTATCCATTGATATTAGATGTTCAAAGGTAGCTTGTGCACCAGGACAGATTTGGAAAAATCTTGTATGGTAACCATATACGTTTACATTTGGTGGTATAATTTCCATCTTCTCTTTTGACAATCCCAAGTTTCTAACTGTACTTGGTGATGGGTTTGCAAGAGTTTTATTTGTAACCGTATTAGGTTCATTATAACCCAATACTCTTGTATCAGGAGTTAAGTCATTTGGCATTCCATTAACCAAAGTTTTACCTCTATTAACAGATGCTTTGTTTACGATTGTAGCATCTTTTCTATATTTGATACGAGACCATACGTGTCTACAATTGTAACCACCTCTCCACACCAATGCAGAGTCACCAAAGTCATTTTGAGTAGCTTCCATATCTTCAACTCTCCAAACATAGTTCTTATTGATTAAATCTCTACAGAACATTCTTGTTGTTGGGATGATTGCTGATTGACCACCTATTCTTGGATTTAATATATATTTGTAACGTACATTATATTCCTTTTCATCTTCAATTGATGGACCATTTGGGTCTGTTGATATAAAACTACTCTTACCGTCTAATATTTCCACAGAATCAACCACCCAACCTTCGTCAAATAGTTCTTGTTCGTCCTGTGCAATGGACATTAGTTTCTCAAGATACTTTTCATCCTCATTATCAGGGATGTGAAATTCGTGAGGTTTCTCTTTATTGAAGAACATCCAATTAACCTCAATTGCTGGTTCATCAACAAGGGAAATACTATCAATACCTGATATATCATCATCCTCTTCTATTTTAAGTTCAAATATTTTATCTTTCTTTATCATACTATTAAATATAAATTTATTTAGTGTTATAGTCCACCCTGACCAACATATGGTTTTCTATGTTTATCTTTTGGTCCTTTTGATTTACGAGGTTTTCCCCCTTTTCTTTTACCGAAGGATACTTTTATTGATCCTGTAGATGATTTTCCCTTAGCCATATTATAGTGTTGACAGGTCTTTTAAACGGGCTTGTCTTTCCGCTTCTGTGGTTAATTCGTTTGATACCACATATGTTTTCATTATTACTGGTGCTTGTTCTTGTGCAGGATTTGAAGTTCTTGGATTATCATTACCTGTTGTCAATGAGTTTGAGAACGATGTTCCACCACCCATTTGATTCATAGCTGATAATAACGGTGCAAACATTGTTACAGCACCCCTTGTCATTACAGCTTCACCACCTTCAGCTTCAATCATCATTCCTCCTTGTGCGTGTCTTGGTCCTTTTAATAAACCACCATCTGCATAGTTCTTACCTAAAGCTGATGCACTTGATGCACCACCACTAGCTGACGGTGCTTGGAACTGTGTTTTCTTAATATTACTAATTTGTACAGCACTTGCAACTCCTAATGCAACAGCATTAATACCTTTTGTGATCCAATCAAATGGTGAAGGTAAAGTTGAAGGTTGTGTTAATATTTGTATAATACCTGAAGCTGCTGATAGGTAAGCAGTTGCTAATTGAAGTTGTTTTCTCTTATTGAATGCAGCTTCACTTGTTTTAGCCTCCTCATCATAACTTGATGCAATTGCACCAGCCAATTTAGCTACAGCATCAATTGTTTGACCAACAGCAGAAACATAAGATAATGCTTCTTCCTCTTTTAATTTCTTTCTTAGATTAGCATACTTCTCAGTTATGATAGTACGTTGAGATTCAGTAAGTTCTGTCGCCGCAAGTTCTCTTTTAAGTGCTGCATCCAATATTGCAAACTGATTATCAAAATATGCTTGTGTACCTTGTCTAATCGTTTCACCCTTAATTTGTAAGAACTTCAACTCATCGTCAAGTTCTTTTAATCTTGCATCTTGTTCTTTCTTCTTCTTATCGTCATTAATCTTTTTAATGTCAGCGTCTGCTGCTGCATTAACATTTCTTCTAATCTCAGCCTTTTCTTCCTCAGATTTTTTAATGAATTGTTTATCTTCTTCTAATTTAGTTAAATCATCTGTTCTTTTTCTCTCTCTATCAGCAATTGACCTTTGGGTTTCATCAGCAATTGCTGCTATTTGTATTTCTCTTACCTTATCGGCAAATTCTTTTTCTTTTTGTATTTGTTCAAGTCTCTTATCATTAAGAGTCTTTGTTCTTGTTAATTTATCTTCAAGGTAACCCTTTTCAAGGTTGTTTAATTCCGTTACTAACGCTTTATCTTCAGATGCAGTAGTTCCTCTTACCTTTCTAAGGTCATCAATTCTCTTCTTCTCTCTTGCATATTCTCTATCCTTAAATGATTGTTCTTTTTGTATTGATTCAATTGTCTCCTCTGAACCCTTTGTTCTTTGAAAATCAAGTTCTTGTTGAGATTGTAGTAATGATTCATTACCATTAATTAAATCCTGTTGTCTTTTCTTCTCTGCTTCAAATGCTGCTTTAGCTTTATCTGCGGCTTCTTTCTTTCTTTGTGCTTCTTTTTCAGCTGCGGCTGCGGCATCTTCTTGACGTTTCTTCTCAGCTTCAGCAGCTTCTTTACCAACCTCATCTACATCCCTTGTTGCATCAGCAATACTCTTCTTTGATACACCCAATTTCTCTGCAAAGAATGCAAATGCTTCACCAACTTTACCAATAATCATTGCAAGTTTCTCAAATATTGGTACTGCAACTGTATTGATTAAAGCAAGTAACGGTCCCATTATACTTGATAATGCCTGACTTACTTTATTTAATGCTGCTGTACCTTCCTTAGTTTTACCTAAGGCTTCTTTCAAGAACATAAATCCACCTACCAATGCGGTTACTAATGCAAGTATTGGATTTGCTACTAATACTTTAAATGCTTTGTCAATACCTTGAATAGATTGACCAACGAAACCTGCAACACCTGGCATTGTAGCCAAAGCATCTTCAAATTTCATTGCTTTTAATGTGGTTAGTTCAAATTGGTCATTTAAATCATCTAAGTCCTTTTTTAATTTCCTCATTGACTTAATATCACCTTTCTCCTCAGCTTCTTGGAATGCTACCGTTGCTTGTCTGATTTGAACACGTAATGACTTAAACTTACCTTCTACTTCACCAGCAATTTCCTTTGTTTGTTGGAATGTTTTATCTGCGTTCTTAATTTCTGAATTAAGAGTTTTCCATTCAGCAGAACCAATTGGTAATGAATTTAACTTTTTTGAAGTTTCTTGATATAACTTTTGGAACTGATCAACCGATAGTTTCGCAGCGTCAAATTCCTTACCGTCTACCTTTATTTTAATTGCTATTTCTTTCTGTGCCATATTTTATATATGTATATATTAGTTTTTTTTATTATGGACAACCGAATTGACCTGTTTTCATTACAATTGTTTGAGTATCTGGTTGGTTTGTTTGGTACTCTTGAATAACAAAAAATCCATCATTTCCTTGTACTCTTTCTCCATATTGATAAACACCTAAAGTAACTTGACGAGTATAATATGATTGATAGTTTTGACAACTTATCATTCTATAATATACTCCGATAGCTACCGTTGCACTAGGTGGTGGTGTTGGTGCTGGTGCTGAACAACTTGATCCACAGTTTGTTACTGTAAAATTAGCTAAGTCTGCAAATGGGATACCTACCATAATTGTATCACAATCTAAACAGTTTGTTAATGTAACAGTTCCAGTGCTAGCAATAAATTGATACGTTGATCCTGATGACATATTATATTTAATCCATCCTGTTTCTGTAACATTCAATGTTGCACCACTTGTATAGTCAATTACTGATGGTGTTGGTGATGGTGTAGGAGTGGGAGTTGGTGTCATCGGTGTAAGTGATGGCGTTGGTGTAGGAGGCATTATACTTGAAACTACCAATGTTTGACATATTGGATAAATTGACCTATGACCAATAAATCTTATCTCAAAGTAATAATCATCGTTTGCAAACGCTGTTAAACCTATTTGTGAAGGTAAAACGGTAAATGATGTTGTTCCTGTATAACTGGCGGAATCTAAAGTTGTATTATAAACATATTCTACCAATCTCCAAGGTTTAAAGTAATTTTGGTCACCACTCATCATATGAACTGATAATAAATTAATATAACCACTATCTGAAATGAATGGTTCTGCACCATTTTTGGTCCAACTCCAATTAAAACTTATTGTCATTCCTGTTGTACTTATTGAAGTACCTGTAAAATTAGTTACAGTTCCTGATACTGAATTGTTATTAATATCGTGGACAATCTCAACATCATATTGTTTTGGGTCGTTATTTGGGTAAACAAAGTTATAATCTGATTGTTGACCTACATATTTTCTACTCATATTATTAAATATAAAATTTCTCTTTTAGTGTTTTATTATCCTTGTTCTGACCATCTTACTGATATAACATCACCCATATTATATGGTATGCCAGTAAATGTATGATTATCGGTTCTATCGGTAGTAAATAAAGTAAATGGTGTACCAATTGAATATGATGTATATAAAACATTATTTATGAAAACACTTATAGTACTACTATTTACTATCGCACTACCACTTCCACTACTACCTCTTCTAATTTTTCTGG